ATGTGGAAGTTACAATTGTTTTTCAATATATTTAATCTCTCTTTGTATTTCATTTCGAGTGGAACTACTATTTTTATCCAAACTATTTAAAATATTTTTCAGTGCTTTGATTTGATTATCGCGGGTTTCTTTATCTTTTTTAAAATATTTTGCGTATTCTTCAATACCGGCTTGTAAAGAAGGGTTTGATTTAACATTTTTCAATAAAAAATTATAATTTTCTTCTAATTGTATTTTTTTATGATTGACTAAATATTGTAAATCATTTATTGCTTTATCATGGTCTGCAATTTTGTTAGTATCACTCATTGTTTTATTAATATATAGTATATATAAAAATATTTAAAATATACTATATATATTATTTAGGAATGGAAAATAAAGTTACCGAACAGACAAAAACGCAAGATTTAATAGAACCTTTGCTTATTGAGACCGAAGATCGGTTCGTAATGTTTCCAATAAAGGACGAATCGATTTGGATGATGTATAAAAAACAAGTTGAATGTTTTTGGAGGGCAGAAGAGGTGGATTTATCAAAAGATTTGGCGAGTTGGGATACGTTGACGAGTGATGAACAAAATTTTATAAAAGTGATTATTGCTTTTTTTGCAGCATCCGACGGAATTGTATTAGAAAATCTAGCTTTACGTTTTATGAGCGACGTTCAATTATCAGAAGCTCGAGCATTTTATGGGTTTCAAATAGCGATGGAAAACATTCATTCAGAAATGTATTCACTTTTGATTGATACTTATATTAAGGACACGCATGAAAAAACTCAGTTGTTCAAAGCATTGGATAATTATCCATGTATTCGTAAAAAGGCAGACTGGACAAAACAATGGATACATTCTAAAGAAGATTCATTTGCATGTCGTTTGCTAGCATTTGCTTGTGTGGAAGGTATATTTTTTTCTGGTGCATTTTGTTCAGTCTTTTGGTTAAAGAAGCGAGGTTTGATGCCTGGGTTGACGTTTAGCAATGAACTAATTTCTCGGGATGAAGCATTACATACCGAGTTTGCAATATTACTATATCGTAAGTTGCTGAACCCATTATCAAAAGAAGTAGTTCGTAACATTATAATGGAAGCAGTTAAAATAGAAAAGGAGTTTATTTGCGAAGCGTTGCCATGTCGTTTAATAGGAATGAATTCACAACAAATGGCCAAATATATTGAGTTTGTAGCAGATCGGCTTAGCGTTCAATTAGGTTATACTGAGATTTATAATACGGGAAATCCATTTGATTTTATGGAAATGATATCAATAGAGGGGAAAACGAATTTTTTTGAAAAGAGAGTAGGCGAATACGCATTGGCAACTAAAACACAAAGAGAAGACGTGTTTGATTTCAATTCTGATTTTTGAATTGAAAAAATATATATAAAAATATATACATAAAAGGATAAATTATATATAAAATAAATATATATAAAATAAATGTCATTAAAGTCATTCAATGATATAAATAATATTTTATATATAAATTTAGAAAAACGTAAAGACCGCAAGGAGCACATTGAAGGACAATTAAATAAATTAGGATTTACAACATATGAGAGATTTAATGCTATAATTTTGAAACACGGAAATCTTGGATGTAGCATGAGTCATATTAAATGTCTTGAGATAGCTAAGGAACGAAATTATTCACATATACTTATTTGCGAAGATGATACAACATTTTTAAATATAACATTAATCAAAAATCAATTAAATAAATTTTTAGAAAAGGGGCATAAATGGGATGTGGTATTATTCGCCGGTAATAATTTACCACCCTACAAAAGAATAGATGATTCATGTGTTCAGATATCACGTTGTCAAACTACGACATGCTATATGGTAAATAATCATTATTTTGATACGCTGATAGAAAATATGAAAGAAGGATTTCTTGGATTGTTGAGAGACCCCGAGAATCATGTAAAATACGCGGTTGATAAATATTGGTTTTCATTACAAACTAAAGATAAATGGTACCTAATAACACCATTATCGGTTGTTCAGCTCGATGATTATAGCGACATTGAAGAAAAACAAACAAATTATATAAGTATGATGTTGGACTTGGATAAGGCGAAATGGATGAGATAATGTATTATACACATGTAATAGTTATACACAATTATGTAAAATACGCATATATTTTTGTTTTAGGCTAGCAAGTTCTTTACTATGGTCTTTTGAATTAAATGCAGATGTATTATGAATTCGATGTTTTACTAAAACATCATTGCAATTATAAAAACTACATTTTTTTACCCATAATCGTAGCCATAATTCATAATCTTCTATACCATCATATTGTTTATACCAATAAGCTAATTTTTTTTTAATAATAGAACTACTATTTATAATAGGATTTATTGAAAGAAAATTATATTTAGAAATATCACCATCAGGAATATATGGGACAACATTATTAATATCTCCAAAATAAACGCATTTACTCCCAATAACATCATATTTTTCCAATATATAAGGCATTTGAGTGTTGAGTTTATTATTAAGCCAAGTATCATCGACATCTAAAATGGCAACATAGTCATACGAACATTCGTTTATCATTTGGTTCAATGTTTCTGATTTACCTTTACACTGGTTATAATCAAAAACACGAATTCTGTTATCATTTAAATATAAAATATAGTTGAATACTTTTTGGTATACATCTGAGTTTGGGAGATATCCGTTGACGGCAATCAATAATTCCCAGTTTTCGGCCGTTTGGTTAATAACTGAAGAAACAGATTCTTCTATAAATTCAACTCCATTATATAGTGGCATCAAAATACTAACACTTGTTTCTAGAAGGATTTGTTCGCTAATCATAGTATAAATAATATACTACGATTTATTTTTAAATTAAAAAATTATACAATTAGCTTAAAAATCTCCTAAACTGAAACCAATGATTTTTATTTATATATTCGGAGTCTCTTTCAGTAATCAGTTCAAAACGTTTAGACTCCGTAAAAAAACAATCAAGAATAATGATTTGGTCGTCTTTAACTAAGTAGTTATGCTGAAAATACAAATTTAGTTTTTTATCAAAAAAAGTAGTCCAGTCATGAACTTTTGAATTATGTGCAATAAAAAATCCGCCAGATATTGAATTTTGATTTTCAGGTATTGGAACGATTGGTAGTCCATTCTCATTTTTGCTTAAAACGATTTTTTCAAGATATTTCATATTTTCATCACTATTTATTCGAGCATAGTATATTTTATTTTTATTCAATAATTTTATTTTTAATGGATTTGCAAAATTTGAACAAACACCTTCTCTAAAATAACCAATATCACACCATCCATAAAAATCCGTCAATTGGAAATATTGATTTTCACGCGCATCGTTAACAAAATGTATTTTTTCAGCCCATAACATATTTAATTTCCATTCAGATTTATTATTCAGTAATGTATTTGCATTGTGATTTTTAATCCAATTATCCTTATATTTATAATTATACATTTTTTCGAATGGTTTTATAATGATTTTGATATTTTTATTTTCAAAATAATGTGCATCAACATATTTTTTTAATAAGCACTCACTTTCAATATCTGTAAATATAATCAAATAAAAATAATTATTTACAGATTCTAGTATAAATCTTATCCATTGTAAATACGTATCTACCGGAAATTTAGATTTTAACATATACCAGCAAGTTACAAAAGTAATTAGCATATTTAGAATATAATATTTTATTTTTATATCATAAATAATTACAATAATAGCATAGTCAATCAAACGTTAATTGACGCGTATTTAATTAATACAACATTTGGTATTAATTTATCTTTCATTACTTCTAATTTTTTATAACATTTATTAATAGTTACTTCACTAATTTCGCTTACACTATTTACATTTCGTTTTGTAATATTCAGGCCACATTGATGAGCTACGAAAAATACAATACCTGCTGCGATTGAATGTGGTGTATTTTCGGGTATAAGATTACCCTCTTGAATTCGTGTTGCGATAAATTTACATAATCTAGTTAATTCTTTATTTATATTTAACTTACTGCAATAGCGTTCAATAAATGATAAAGGGTTTGTATTACATAATAACGTTTTTTCATTATTATTCATTTCATGTTCAATTTCATTTAAAATCATGCTTGCATTTTTACAGCCGCGTGTAGCACTAGTATTATCCAAATGAAATATAGTTGCTATTTCTTTAGCAGTTCTTGGGCAATTATTATTACGAGCAGCAATATAAATTGTAGCTGCTATAATGCCGTCGCGGTTGTCTCCACGAAATGTTTTCTTTTCTGAAATCTTCGTGTGATAACGCATAGCATCATCGATTATCATTTTTGGAATTCCTGCTTGATTTGCTAAAACAATAATTCGTTGAAATTCTTCATACCTTGCTTTTTCTTCATAAGGCATTCCTTGCCATTCTGTATATCGGCGAATTTTTCTCATTTCATAACTCGAGTTTGGCGGACATAATACTTTACAACCATAAGATGACTCTTTTAATAGGGGATTAATCGGCATACCACACCTAGTAGGATCACCGGATTGATTGTCATCTGCGCCATAATATCGCCATTCGGCACCTTGGTCTAATGAATCCTTATAAATAATCCCACATTTTTTGTTTGTACAACATAAGAATCCTTCATCCGTGAATGATATAGATGATTTACATGAATCACACAATTCTCGTTCGCCTGAATTTGTAGTAAAAACACATTCCACTTGTGATTTTATAGATTCTTCGTTTTTATCAAAACTATTCCATAATGCAATTTTATCAACCCTTTCATGAATTTTTACCTTTTTTGTATTTTTAGTAGAAGGAATACAAAAAGGAGTTATTATATCAGTCATACCAGTATTTTTATTTGGTAATAATTCCATTAGATTATAAGATTTATTTTAAATAGAAATCTAATTCAATTTTATATTATAATATAATAACAATAGTATGGGAAATAAATCATCATCGTCATTAGTTAAAGAAATAGATAAAATTGCTACTAAATTTATTATAACTCAAAATTTTAATGATATGCATAATTTATTTAATAAAGAACATTGTGATAAATTAGTTTTACTAACATCAAAAATAATTCATCAAAATTTAGATGAATCAGAACAAAAAGAGGTATTGCAACGAATTAAGCCATCATTACAAAATGTAAATGAACCGCCAGTGCCAGTGCCAGCGCCAGCGCCACCAGAAGGAATACCAGTGCCAGTGCCAGTGCCAGTGCCAGCGCCACCACAAGGAGTGCTAGTGCCAGCACAAGAAAAGGACAATATAAATGAAGAAAATCCTATACAACAGGGCGGAGAAGAAGAAAAACCATGTATAGAAATTGCTAAATATTATGTAAAAATTGCGCATTTATATGGAGCAATAATGAAGACAATTAACCCAGTTATTATATCTAAAGACAAGAATGGAAATAAACACAAATATGATTTATCAAGCAAACAATCAGTTCCGACGGATGAGGAAGTAAAAAGTATAGAACATAATAACTTTTGTAGTAGACGTTTAAACAGCCTAATACAAGAGAGTGATTACAATAGAAATGACCCAAATAATCTTCTTATAAATTTAAAACCTCGTTTTTGTAAAATAAATTATGATAAAAATACAAATCAATCCCGTAAATTTTATATTAGTAAAAATAATGATACTAAATATGGTGGCGATGATTACGATGACGATGATGATGAATATCACGTAGATAGAAGAGATGGAAGAGATAGGAGAGATAGAGATGGCGTTAGAGGAAATAAATACAATGATAGAATGAATGACAATGGTAGAATGAATGACAATGGTAGAATGAATGATAAAGATGATACAGGAAATGTGGAGGGAATTATGAATAAAAATAATAAAGACGATAATGATAAAAAAAAAACTCACGATAAAGATGATGATAAGATAAAGGAACCAATTGAAGATAAAAAAACTGATACAGATGATAATAGTTATGAAATTGGTATTCCAGAATTAGTTAAATTATATTATGATAGTGATTATGATAAAAATACTGGTGAATTTACAAAAATGAGCAATTCCATGATAAATAGTTATCAACAAGATCTAGAAATATTTTACAAATCATTTACTGGTAAAAATATACCAATTGACGAAAATGGTAATAAGAAAATAAATCAATTCAGTCAAATACCTTTACGCGAATTTCATACAAATGAAAAGTGTAAAGAAAATGGTATTTTATCTCAAAATTATGAAGTTTCTCTAAAAGATAAATTATTTCAAGAATATGCAAATCATATCAAAGTTATGACTAAAAACATGGATAATACTCAAAATAAATTAGTGGTTATTTTACAACAATTATTTAAGGTTCATAAACCAGAACCAAAAAAGAAAGAAGAACCACCAAAATTAGAAGAAGAACCACCAAAATTAGAAGAAGAACCAAAAAAGAAAGAAGAACCACCAAAATTAGAAGAAGACCCACCAAAATTAGAAGGACCACCAAAATTAGAAGGACCACCAAAATTAGAAGAACCACCAAAATTAGAAGAACCACCAAAATTAGAAGAAGAACCACCAAAAT